AGCGACTACGTGATCGGCGGCGGCCTGGCCAACGAGTACCCGAGCAGCAACTCGGTGACGCTGTCGATCGACAACGGCAAGAGCTTTGCCGTGGCGGTCAACACCGTGGACGCGCGCCAGTCGGACCTCGACATGGCAGACATCTTCGCGAACGACGGCAGCATCAAGCTGCGGATCGCCGCGGATGCGGACATGCTCGAGACGATCCCGGCGGACGTTTCGGCCGACAACAGCGGCGCGACGGCAGGCGCCGACTCGGGCGACATCAACCTGGGCACCGCCGCCTCGCCGCGCTCGGTCAGCGCCAGCAACGTGATCGACTTCCTCGTCGACTGCGGGCAGGTGCTGGACGAGCAGAGCGTCGACGACGAGGGCCGATGGATGGTCCTGCCGCCGTGGCTGGTGTCGCGCGTCAAGCGCTCGGACCTGAAGATCGCCAGCCTGGCCGGCGACGGCATCTCGATCCTGCGCAATGGCAAGGTCGGCGAGATCGACCGCTTCACGATCTACCAGTCGCGCAGCCTGCTCTCGCAGAACAGCCCGAGCACCGCGGCCAACTATGTGATGTTCGGCCACTCGGCCGGCCTCACGTTCGCGTCGCAGATCACCGAGCTCCGCATGATCGACAACCCGAACGACTTCGGGTATCTCGTGCAGGGTCTGATGGTCTACGGTTTCGAGGCGGTCGAGCCGAGCTACATCGGCACGGCGGTCGTGAGCCGCGGCTAATCCACCCCGGGGCCGGCCCAGGCTGGCCCCACCTTCCAAGGAGAAACCCATGAAGGTCAACGTCCCCGCGGTCTACAAGGCCGACGCGACGATCAAGCAGACGCCCGAGATCATCAACTCGGACCGTCAGAAGAACGGCGACAAGGCGAAGGCGCGCTACCCGCACAAGCCGCTCGGCAATCAGCCCGGCGGCGGCGGCAGCACCTCCGGCCCGTTCAAGCGCGCGATGACCCCCGGCACCACGCCGACCGGCAGCTGATCCACAACCCGCCCGGCCCTTCGGGGCTGGGCATCCTCAGGAGCTCGCGATGAAGAACAAGGCGCCGCCGTTCGGCGGGAAGAAGGACAAAGAGCAGGGCATGAAGGAAGGCGGCAAGGCCGACAAGAAGGCCGACGCCAAGCAGGGCAAGAAGACCCCCTTCCCGCCCGCGCGCAAGTAACGCGCCCCACCTACACGCCAACCGGAGCACGACCCCATGGCAGAACAGAAGATCACCCCGGAGCTCGAAAAGCGCATCGCCGAGCACCGCAGCAAGACCCGGCAGAGCAAGACCTGCCCGTGGCTGATCCGCGACGACGGGATGATCGTCCCGAACGTCCCGTTGATCGCCAAGAAACAGAACTTTCGCCCCTACCATGGCGACCCGGGCGCCACGATCGAGGAGCGCATGCGCTACCTGCAAGGCTTCTCGCACAAGCGCCGCGCTGTGGTCATGTCCGCGCCGCTGGTGGAAGACGAACCCTTCGACATCGCCAAGGCGACCAAGGAAGAACTGATCCAGTTCGCCATGGAGGAATTCTCCGAGCCGATCGACCCGGAGGAGCACCTCAACAAGGTGCGCACGATCGTCGCGAAGCTGGCCGGCGTCGACCTCGTCGCAGCGCAGCGCCCGAGCGGCGACGGCGCACCGGTGCAGCGGCGCAAGGGCGGCGCGATCGCGGCCGGCGGCCTGGCCTGAGGGCTGATCCATGACGATCCTCGCATCGGCCATCATCAGCGACGCCCGCGCGACGCTGATCGACGACAACGCGGCCGTCTACAGCGCCCTGCAGATGCTGGGATTCGTCAGCGACGGGCAGCAACTGGTCTGCACCTACAAGCCCGACGCCTACACGCTGCATGAGTTCGTGCCGATGGCCGTCGGCACGGACCAAGAGATCCCGGCCGGCGGAACGCAGTTCATGAGCGCCAGCCAGAACGAGGTTTCGAGCCGCTCGGCGACGATGGTCGACCAGTCGATGCTCGACACCGAAAACCGGTTCTGGCGCGCGGCCACCGGCGAAACGGACGTGCAACACTGGTGCGCCAGCGCGCGGGATCCGCGGCGCTTCGACATCATGCCGCCCAACGACGGCACCGGCTCGCTGCGGGTGCTGTACTGCGCCGTCCCGCCGGTGCTCGCCACGGACGGCGACGCGCTGGTGCTGGTCGACACCTACAAATATCCGGTCTACTGCTTCACGCTGCACCGCGCCTACGCGGAGAACAGCCGCAAGGGCGACACGGTCAAGGCCGAATACTGGCTGCAGAAGGGCCTGCAGGCGCTGGGCATCAAGAGCGTCGCGCAGACCCAGGTCGCGCCGAAGCTGGGAGCCGAGCAATGACGCAGGTTGCCATCATCGACCTCATCGCGGACATCGCGCAGATCGCGCGCAACGCGCCGAACCCGACGATCATCCGCGCCTACAACCGCGCCGCGCGCGAGTTCTGCCGGCAATCGCGCTGGCTGCGCAGCACGTTGCCAGGCGTCACCGAAGCAGAGACGCGGCTCTACAGCCTGGGCACCGACCCGGACCTCGAGGTCATCGGCATCAAGGCCATGTCCTGCGCGAACCAGTCGGGCAACCCGCAGCCGCGATCGCTGCGCGTCTCGGTGCCGACTGGCTGGATCCCTGGCCAGCGCAGCGGACAGCCGCGGCGCTATGCCTACGTGCCCGAGGCGCAGTTCGCGCTCGACCCGCTGCCGGATGCGGTCTACGACCTCGTCGTGACGATCGTTCTGATGCCCACGCTGGCGACCAACTCGATCCCGGCCGAACTGCTGCCGCGCTGGGATCAGACGCTGCAGGCCGGCGCGCTGGCCTACCTCTACGAGGTGCCCGACCAGCCGTGGACGAATCTGCCCATGGCGCAGGTGAAGCTGCGCGCGTTCCAGTCCGGGATCGGTGCCGCCCGGGCCGACGAACAGCGCGATTACAACGTGGGCACGTTCATCGCCCGCAAGCCCCCGTTCATCGTCGGAGGAATGTGATGCCAGGTTTCTCGATCACCCCCGTCGCCAGCTACCCGCCGCCCACCGGCGAGCCGTTCCCCGTCGGGATCCAGTGGCAGGACGACGGCACGAACCTCGGCGACCGCACGGTCGACACGATCAACCTGCGCGACGGCATCGTGGGTTCGCGCGGGAGCGGCGAGACGGCCAACGTCTTGACGATCGACGTCGCCAGCAGCCCGTCAGCGGCCGCCGCGGCCGAGCCGTGGGCCGGGCGCTTCTTCGGCAGCACGCTTTTCGACGGCACGACCTTCTCGGCCTGGTCGACGGTCCTCGAGAACGTGGCCAGCGCCGATTTCGACCTGACCGGCACGACGCTGACGATCCTGCGATCGGGGATCTATCAGGTCACGGCGCAGGTGTCGTTTCAGCCCCAGGTGTACGAGGGTGGAGCCGTGTGGCCAGCCGGCGCTGCAGCGTATGGCTTGGGCCTCACCGATGCGTTCAACGAGCTCTATTCGTCGCCGACGCGCTTCGCGACTGTGGGCAGCATCGCGACCCTCTCGTCGGACAACAATCGCAAGCAGTTCACCGCGACATGGACGCTGATCGTCGAGGACGTCGACCTGCCGCAGGCCGTGCTGCCCTACGCCTTCGCCGAGGCCCCCAGCGAGCCGACGACGACGGCTTTCCTGTTCGTCACGCTCACCGCGTTGCGCATCGGCGCAGTGTGATGCGATGCGAACCACGCTCGTGACGCTCACCCGCGGGGACGCACACGACTGGTTCGCGACCATGCTGGATTCCGTGCCCGCCAACGTGGTGCACGAGATCATCACGGTCCCGCCCAACGCCACGCATGAGCAGTGGGCCGAGGCGCGCGTGCGCGCACTGCGCGAGGCGAGAACGCCGTTCGTCGGCTTCCTCGATGACGATGACGTGGTGCACAGCCAGGCGGTCGAGTGGTGCGAGCGTGCGCTCGATGCCACCGGCGCCGGCGTCGCCTTCACGCAGGAGGCGCGCATTGACGCCTTCGACAACGTGATCGAGGAGCCGGTCGAGCGCCAGCGCTTCTACTTCGAGGTGCGCCTGATGCCCCGCATCATTCACCACCTCGCACTGATGCGCCGCGAACTGATCCCCGACGACGCCCTCGACGTCGAGCGTGAGCTCGGTTTCGGGTTCGAGTGGTGGATCAAGGCACGCTGTGCGTTCGCCGCCGGCGCGGTGCAGGTGCCGCGCGTGGGCTACTTCTGGCGGCAGCGCAGCGGCCAGATGTCGGAGTCTCACGATTGGCGCATCCGCTACGCTGCCGGGCAGCGCCTGGTGGGCGATCGGCTGCAGCCGTTCGTGGGCAGTCGCTCGATCGAACCAATCCCGAAGTTCACGCCATGAAAATGTCAGTCGACTCGTTCCGCGGCGAAGCGCCCCGCGTGACGCCCCGGGCGCTTCCGCCCAACGGCGCGCAGCGCGCGGTCAATGCCAGGCTGCAGAGCGGCGACCTCGAGGCCTGGCGCCAGTTCCTCGAGGTGGAGCAGCTGGCCATTGCCCCGATGACGATTTACCGGCTCGACGATCGGTGGATGGCATGGGGCAGCGACGTCGACGTGGCGCGCGCACCGATCCCCGGCGACGACACGCTGCGCGTCTACCTGACCGGGCCCGACGAATACTCGGAGCCGCGATGGACCAACTACGCGATGGCCTTCGGCTCGCCGGGCGGCACGCCGCCGGTCGTGACGCGGCCGATCGGCGTGCCCTCATCGGACATCGCCCCAACGCTGGTCGCTGGTGTCGACGACACGCCGACGAGCTTCTCGATCGACGAGACGGACGACAACGCCTCGCTCGCGACCTCATGGTCCGTGAACGCTCCGCTGACCGGCGCGACCTATGCGACCGTCACGCAGCAGTACGGCTATTACGAGGTCCTGTTCGACGAGAACCGCAGCGCTGGCACGAACGCCTACGCCTATCGCAACTTCGGCGTCGCCGGCGTGAGCGTGCTGCAGGCCTCGGTCGACTTCTACATGACGCGCGATGCGTCATTCCTTCAGGCCTTCATCGTCGTGGGCGCCTCGCTGGCCGGCTCCGGCGTCGCGGTGCTCTACGAGAACGGGTTCTTGCAGATCCGCAAGGTGTTCGCCTGGTCACCGGCCTTCGGCGCCGCGGTCGTCGCGACGACGAACCTCTCGCCGGCGCTCTCGTTCAACACGCCCTATAGCCTGCGGGCCAACGTCGTCACCAACGAGGACGGCACGAAGACGGTCACGGCGTCGGTCTATGACGCCTCCGACAACCTGCTGGGCACGATCACCGGCACCAACAACTTCGAAGACGGCGATTACTGCGCATTCGGCAACGAGGCGTCCACCTCCGACACCGCGCCGGCGGAAACCCGCTATTCGAACTATTCGGTGCAGGCCAGCGGCGCGACGACCGCGACGATCACCAACGTGGCGACGAGCTACGTCTACACGCTGGTCAATGACCAGGGCGAGGAGAGCGCGCCCAGCCCGGCCAGCGCGACGATCCTGCGGCCCGACGGCGTCAGCGTCACGGTCACGACGCCGGTGGGCGTGCCCAGCGGGGTGAGTGTCGAGTACGGGATCGAGACGAAGCGGATCTATCGGGCCGTGACAGGTGCGACCGGGTCGATCTTCCGATTCGTCGCGGAGATCCCGCTCGCCCAGGCCGACTACGTCGACACGCTGACCGACGCGCAGCTGGGGGAGGCGCTCGAGAGCGAAGGCTGGGACCTGCCGCCCGCCGGCCTGCGAGGCATCATGGCGCTGCCCAACGGCGTCATGTGCGGCTTCGTCGAGAACCAACTGTGCTTGTCGGCGCAGAACCGGCCGCACGCCTGGCCACCAGCCAACCGGCTCAACACCGACACCGCGATCGTCGCGATCGGCGCGATCGACACGTCGGTCGTGATCGGCACCAAGAGCTTCCCCTATGTGGCGCAGGGCAACACGCCCGACGCCTACGTGGCGGCCAAGCTCGAGATCAAGCAGGCATGCGTCTCGAAACGCGGCCTGAGCTACGTCTCTGACCTGGGCGTGGTGTTCCCCTCGCCCGACGGCCTCATGGC